AGGGATCAATACGAGAAACAATTAGAAGTATTATCTCAGCACTTAAAGTCTACAGAAAACAATGTAGATCTTGACAGACTTTATCAAGAAGATCCTGCCGAATATGTCAGACAAAAAGCTGAAATTGATCGTAGGAAAGAAATGATGGAAGCAACTAGGCAAGAACAACAACGAGTAATGGCCGAAAAACAAAAAGAGCATGAAAAAACTTATAATGCTTATTTGGAAAAGGAAAGAAAGTTACTTGCTGAAAAGCTACCAATCTATGGTGACAAAGATAAAGGTCCAACATTTGTCAAAAACTTAACAGATTATGCTAAGTCTATTGGCTATACGGATCAAGAAATATCTATGTTAGTAGATCATAGAGCAGTATTAATGTTAGCTAACGCTTATCGTTACAACAAATTAAGAAACTCTAAAGTCAAAGATAAAAAAGTTGTTAAGACTCCTAGAGTTGTAAGTTCTTCTAGCCCTAAAGTGCAAGATGATAATGATAATGTGAAGCGTATTAGATCAAAAAAAGCAAGTCTTAAAAAAACAGGTTCAGTTAAAGATGCTGTTTCTGTTTTACAAGAATTGTATTCACAATAAAAAATAGAAAGGACTAAAGTATGGCTCAACCAACAAATACATTTGATACATACGATGGAGCTAACTCTATTCGTGAGGACCTGGCTGATGTGATCTATAATATCTCACCAACCGAAACTCCGATGATGAGTAACTCTGCAAAAGGTACAGCGACTAATACCTTACATGAATGGCAAACAGACGCTTTAGCATCTGTAGGCGTAAACGCACAAATTGAAGGTGATGATTACACAGGTGATTCTAGATCTGCAACTGTGCGTCTAAACAACAGAACTCAAATCTCAGCAAAAGCAGTAACTATTTCTGGTACTGATGATGCTGTAGACAATGCAGGAATGGGTACACAAATGGCGTATCAACTTGCAAAGATGGGTAAAGAGATCAAAAGAGATATTGAAAACGCACTTGTTGGAATTGAACAAGCTAAAGTAACAGGATCATCCTCTGCGGCAAGAAAATCAGCATCAGTAGGAACTTGGTATGGAGGTAACATTCCAGGTACATCAACTGCGGCAGGTAATTTCTCTGTAGGTGGTTCACCATCAGCTTCACCAGCAGGTACTGGTGCAACTGCTATTGCAGGTGGTTCTAACAGAACTTTTACGGAAGCACTTCTTAAAGCAGGTTTGTTAAAAGCCTTTGAATTAGGCGGTGAACCAGATACAGTTCTCATGTCACCTTCTCACAAACAATTAGCTTCTGCATTTAATGGGGTAGCTACTAAGTACAAAGACGCATCTGATAGAGTATCTATCGGTACAACTGATATTTATGTATCAGACTTTGGCGAAGTGGCATTTGTTCCAGACAGATTCCAGAACGCTAACAGAGTTGACATTTTACAAATGGATGTGTGGTCAATAGACTTCCTAAGACCATTTGAAACAACTGATCTAGCAAGAACTGGTGATAGTGACAAGAAACTACTCTTAGCTGAGTGGACATTAACTTGTAACTCACCAAACGCTAACTTCGGAATATTTAACTTAACTGCATAATTATTTGTAGGACAAGGATAAGGAGGGGATTATCCCCTCCTTATTAATTATAGAGAGGAAACAATGACTATATTTTCAAATAAAAAACATACTTCAAAATTATATAAGGTTGTTGCTAACTCCATTAAATCAGATCAAATGATTTCAAAAGGTGGAGGAAAAAAACAATCTAAAAAAACATCTATGGGTGACAGAAAATATGATCCAATGCTAAGTATTACTGGCAATCAAGGTCTATCTGTTAAAGGTACTGTAGATATGATGATCGCAAAAGCTATTAAATAATGCCTACGAAAAAATTTTCTCTAAGTGATGAGAAAGATACAGTAAAAACTAATCTTGTATATGATGAGTCAGATGACAAATATCATATTGAAAATACTCAAGACATAGAAGAAATAATTAAGGCAAATAAAATAGCACAAAACGAAGGTGCATATAAATCAAAACCATTGGCAGATGCAAAAGGTTATAGAGTTGCTCGTCTACCAAATATTATTGTGCATCAATTAGCAAAAAAAGGCATACTCAATCATTCTGGAAAAGTTTTAGATAAGCCAAAGTTTTTTAAATGGCTTAATGATCCAGATAACAGACACTTTAGAATTTACACAGGAAGATTATAATGGCATTTGATACATTTTCTAACCTTAAAACTGCAATAGCAAATTATCTCAATAGAGATGATCTAACAGCTTTTATTGGTGATTTTATTACATTGACAGAGAGTAGACTCAATAGAGAGTTGCGTGTTAGAGAAATGATTTCAAGTGATACTTCTACAACAACAGTTTCTGGTACTCAAAGCTACAGTTTACCAACTGGTTTCTTAGAAGCCAAATCAGTAGTGTACCAAAGTAACCCTTATAAGACATTAAGATTTATTAGTAATTCGGATTTCTATGACAAATATAACGCCTCTGTAGGAAACGGACAACCAAACTTTTTTACTATAGTAGGCACAAATATTTTATTAGGCAATCCTCCGGACTCAGCCAATACTTTACAGATAGATTACTTTAAAAATATTACTCCTTTGTCGGATAGTAACCCTACTAATAGTATACTTACAAATTATCCGGAACTTTATTTGTATGGTTCATTGGCTGAGAGTTCTTCATTTACTTTCCAAGACGAAAGAATACAAACATGGGGATCTCTATATAAAGAAGCAATTAAAAACGCTAACGATACAGCAGAAAGAGGTTTTACTACATCATCACCAATCCAGATGTCTACTCCTATGGTGGCATAAATGATTGAGTTTGGAGAATTACAGGCAGACTTGCCTACATTTCAAAATAGTGGTGCAATAAAAGTAGATAATGTTTTACCTCTTGCTAAAGGATATAAATCATTACCTGGCTTTCAAGCATTAAGTGGCACAGGCCTTACAGCTAGTGCAGTAGGATTGTTTTCATCATTTCAAAAAGATGGCGTAACAAACTATGCAGGAGATAGTGGTAAACTTTATCAAATGAATAGTAGTCTTGTTTTTGTAGATAAAAGCAAATCAGGTGGTTACAATAACAGCACAACATCTGGTTCAAGAGATTTTTGGAACTTTACACAGTTTGGAACAAATATAATTGCTACAAACTTTGCAGACAATATACAAAAGTTTGATCAAGGAACTGATACAGCATTTTCAGATCTTGTTTCTCTGAAAGCAAAGTATGTAACAGTTATAAATAACTTTGTTGTTTCTGGTTACACAAATGAATCTGGAACAGAATATAACCAACGAGTTAAATGGTCCGGACTTAATGACAGTTCAACATGGACTCCAAGCCAAGCTACACAATCTGGTTTTCAAGATATTGTGGGTGAACATGGAAACTTAATGGGTATAGTTGGAGGAGAACAAGGTGGTATTGTTTTCTTTGAAAGAGCTATATACCGAATGAGTTATGTCGGTACTCCGTTAATTTTTCAGTTTGATAAGATTGGAGATATAGGAGTCTTTGCAGATAAATCTATTGCCTCTTTTGGTAATATGATTTTTTTCTTAGCACAAGATGGTTTTTATAAACTTACTGGAGGACAACAATTAGCTCCAATAGGTAATGGTAAAATAGATAATTTTTTCTACGATGACTTATCATCTAATGTAGATGGTATATGTAGTGCAGTAGATCCAAACAATAGTGTAGTAGTATGGTCCTATAGAGGATCTGGAGCTACAGGCACATCACTTATAAATAACAAACTTATTATTTATAATTATAGTGTAGATAAATGGTCTACTGGATCTGATTTAGATTTAGAATTTATTTCTACTGCATCGCAAGAAGCATTTACAACATTAGAAAGTTTAGATGTACTTGGTAATTTAGATAACTTACCTAAATCATTAGACTCATATTTTTATGATGAAGGGATTGTAGGACTTGCAGGATTTAATTCGCAAAACAAGTTTGGTAAATTTATTGCTACATCTTTAAATGCAACAGTTGATACAACAGAGTTTGAAGGATCACAGGGTAAAAGGTCCACACTTACAAGTTGCAGACCTATAGTTGATGGAACAACAAACACTACAGTAACAGTTTCACCAATAGTTAGATCTTCACAGCTTAATGATGTTTCAGTAGGTTCATCAGTTGCAACAAGAGATAACGGAGTATGTCCTCTTAGATCTACTGGAAGGTATCATCGTGTAAGAGTTTCTGTATCTGGAAACTTTAATACTATGTCCGGTGTAGATGTAGAAGCAACACCAGAAGGTAAGAGATAATGAAAAATTTAAAAAAAGTTATTAAAGGATTAGAGAAAGCATCTAAGACACATAAGAAACAATCGGTGATGCTTAAAAAACATTTAGCAAAACTAAAGAAAAAAAGAAATGGCAAATAATCAGTTTCCTGCTGTGCCTTTGACAATGCCAAATCAAAGTCAGCATCTAAGATTAGTTTCTACAAGTTTAAACAATACCATTAATGGTAAACTAAACAGTACAGGAACTATAACACTAACTGCCAGTGCAACATCTACAACTTTAACAGATGAAAGAATTGGTGGTGACTCAGTAATATTATTCATGCCAACTACAGCCAATGGCAAAACTGCATCTGCAAATTTATTTGTATCTGCAAGATCTAATGGAACTGCAACTCTAACTCACGCAAGTTCATCAAATACAGATCAAACATTTGGTTATGTAGTTATTGGATGATTACACAAGTACCGAAAGAAGATCTTCATGTTGTTTGGGATCAAGTAGAGCAATATATAAAAAAAGCTCTTGATGATACCTACACAGCTAGAGATATTTTTGATGGTATTATTACAAACCGCTTTCAACTTTTTATAAGTTGGGAGAATAAAGAAGTAGAGAGTGCTGTCGTTACGGAAGTAGCAGACTACCCTCAAAAAAGAATCTTACGATATGTTTTAGCCGGAGGAGTCAATATGAGTAATTGGTTAGAACCTATCCAAGAAACTATAGAAGAATTTGCAACGAACAATTACTGCCAAGCTGTAGAAGTAGCAGGTAGGAAAGGTTGGTTGAGAAAATTAAAAGGATATAAACAAAAAATATACATAATGAGTAAAGAACTATGAGTAAAGGATCAAACCCAACAAATGTCACTACGACTACATCATCAGAACCTAGTGAATTTATAAGACCATATTATGAACAAGCTATTAATACAGCACAAGATTTATTTGAAGGAAATGCACCAAACTTTTTTCCTAATCAAACTTATGTAGGTTTTGCACCAGAAACAGAAACAGCATTAAATTTAGCAACTGCAAGAGCAACAGCCGGAAACCCTTTACTCAACCAAGCTCAAACAGAAGCATCTAAAATTTTATCTGGTGATTATTTATCACCTACAACTAATCCATATTCAACTGCCTTATTTAATCAAATGGCTGATGATGTAACATCAAAAGTACAATCACAGTTTAGTAAAGCAGGTAGACTTGGCTCTGGAGCAAATCAAGAAATACTAGCTGACTCACTTGGTAGACTTGCAAACGAAGTTTACGGAGATCAGTTTAACAGAGAAAGAGAATTACAAGCTCAAGCAATTACACAAGCTCCTCAACTTGGTGCTATGGATTATGATGATATAGCAAAATTACAACAAGTAGGAGCAGAAAAAGAATCATTAGAACAAGCAAGATTGCAAGATGCAATAGCTAGATTTGACTATGAACAAACAAAACCATTTACAAAACTAAATCAATATCTTGGCTCACTAGGAGCATCTGTTCCATCAACTGAACTTAGAACAGAACCAGTATTTAGAAATACTGGAGGTGGTTTACTTTCTGGTGCTATGACAGGTCTTGATATTGCAGGGAGAATACCTGGAATGAACCCATTATTAGGTGCAGGATTTGGCGGTTTACTTGGAGGGTTCTTTTAATGCAAATACCTATTAATCCTTTAACAAATAATCCTATACCTATGGGTCCAAACAGTAAAGCATTTGTTGGTGGAAGATCTTTACTAGATAACATCTACGGAGCTAGTAGTGATCCATCTATTCAAGCTAATCCTCCAAGCAGATTTCGTACAAACATGATGAGTGGTTACAGTTTTAATCCAGACATAGGACAAGGTAAACAAAGAACATTTACAAATAGAGATATGTCACAATTTGTAAATCCTAATATTGATAATCCCCTTTTAAGAAATTATCCTGCATTAAGAAAAATACCAGATAGTCAAAGACAATTTGCAAAAATTGTAGATGGCAAAGTTGTTTTAGATATTCCAGAAGAAATGGAAATGGGTACACCAAACCAAACAGAAAAAGTACCAAGCAACATTCCTCAATTTGATACAGAACAAGAATATTTAAAAGCCTCTGGTTTGTTAGATCAACAAGGAAAACAGCCTACTAGTGGTTTACTAAATAAAGAACCAGAAACAAAAGAAACAAAAGGTTTACTTGATATGGCTAAAGATTTTGTAAGCTCTGATTACGGAAGAAATTTTG